ATAGTAGATATGGGATCTTGTCTAAGTCTGGTGCCGATGCGAAGAAAATGTTTACAGACAAAGTGGTACCTATATCAATTAATTACCCTTTCTTCTTTAAACCTATACAGGATGGTATGGATCGTCCGAAATCTGAGTTAGCATATCGAGTTCCTTCTACTAAGTTTACTCGCAAGAAAATTCAGAATAACGAGAAGCTAGAAGAACTTGCTGGTCTTGACACAACGATCGACTGGAAGAACACGGGTGACAACAGTTATGACGGTGAAAAGCTAAGCCTGTTGGTACATGATGAGAGTGGCAAGTGGGAGAGACCTGATAATATACTAAACAATTGGCGAGTAACAAAGACTTGCTTGAGACTTGGAAGTAGAATCGTAGGGAAATGCCTTATGGGATCTACTTCAAATGCACTAGATAAAGGAGGTAGTAACTTTAAAAAATTATTCAATGACTCAGATGTTTCTAGGAGAAACCGTAATGGACAAACAAAGTCTGGGCTTTATTCTCTCTTTATCCCAATGGAATGGAACTATGAGGGATTTATTGATGGATTCGGATTTCCAGTCTTTGATAATCCACGTGATGGAGAACGACTGGGACCAGACGGTGAATTAATAGATATAGGTGTTATAGATAGTTGGGAGAATGAAGCAGATGGTTTAAAAGATGATCATGACGCTTTAAACGAGTTTTACCGACAGTTTCCTAGAACTACGGAACATGCTTTCAGAGATGAGAGCAAAAATAGTATCTTTAATTTAATGAAGATATATGAACAAATAGATTATAATGAAGGCAGCAGACATCGCGCACATGTTACAACGGGCAATTTTAGTTGGGTTAATGGTATACGTGATACACAAGTTGTTTTTCATCCAAATCCCACTGGAAATTTTAAAATAAGTTGGGTTCCTCCAGCTCACTTGCAGAATAAACAAATTGTAAAGAATGGCATTAAGTTCCCAGGGAATGATCATATTGGCGCGTTTGGCTGTGATAGTTATGATATTAGCGGTACTGTTGATGGTAAAGGGTCAAAAGGATCACTTCACGGATTAACGAAATTCTCTATGGAAGACGCACCTTCGAGTACGTTTTTCTTAGAATATATAGCAAGACCCCAAACCGCAGAAATGTTTTTTGAAGATGTGCTTATGGCATTAGTATTTTACGGTATGCCGCTACTTGCAGAGAATAATAAACCTAGATTATTGTATTACTTACGGCGAAGAGGTTACAGAGGATATAGTATGAATAGACCAGATAAAACCTGGAAGAAATTGTCATCTGCAGAAAAAGAAGTGGGTGGTATACCAAACTCCAGCGAAGATATTAAACAAGCTCACGCAGCTGCTATTGAAATGTACATACAAGAACACGTAGGGCATTTAGGTGAAGGGAATTATGGAACAGTGTATTTCAACGAGTTACTAAACGATTGGGCTAAGTTTGATATAAATAAAAGAACTAAGCATGACGCTTCTATAAGTTCTGGTTTAGCTATTATGGCTTGCAACAGACACTTATATATGCCTAACGCAAAAGTAGAAAGACAACCACTGGATTTGAATATAGCGAAATATGATAACAAAGGGTTTAACTCCCAGATAATAAAATAGCATGGCTGAGTCAGTATATGTAAATTTTCCTTCTCAAGCGGTTCCTGACCTAGAGAAAATGAGTCCAGAGTACGGACTTAAAGTAGCTAGGGCTATCGAGCAAGAGTGGTTTAAAGACTCTCATAGTAATAGGTATAGCGTTGCTCAACAAAAGTTTCATAATCTAAGATTATACGCTAGAGGAGAGCAGTCTATACAGAAGTATAAGGATGAGTTATCTATAAATGGTGATTTGTCCTATCTTAATTTAGATTGGAAGCCGGTACCTATTATACCTAAGTTTGTGGATATTGTAGTTAACGGCATGTCAGAACGAATGTTCCACATCAAAGCTTATTCTCAAGATCAGTATGGTGTAGAAAAAAGAACTGAATACATGGAGTCAATGCTTCGTGATATAGATTCTAAAGCTTTCAATGAGCAGGCGAAAGCGCAATTGAACATGGATTTATATGAAAATCCAGAGGAAGAAAGAGTGGACACGAAAGAGGAGTTGGAACTTCATATGCAACTTAAATATAAGCAAGCTGTTGAAATAGCCGAAGAACAAGCTATAAACGTTTTATTAGACGGAAGTAAATATGATTTGATTCGTCGTAGATTAATATACGATCTAACTGTATTAGGTATTGGTTGCGTAAAAACTAATTTTAATTGGAGCGATGGAGCTACAGTAGAATATGTAGATCCAGCTAATATAGTTTACTCATACACTGATTCACCATACTTTGATGATATATACTATATAGGTGAGGTTAAGACAATTCCTATTAACGAATTAGCTAGAGAGTTTGACAATTTGACTGAATACGACTTAGAGGATATACATTCGAAATCAAATCAGCGAGGTTCTAGGGGAAGACGCGTAAATCAGATGGATAAGAATAAAGTTGAAGTCTTGTACTTCAATTATCGCACTTACACAAACGATGTCTATAAAATTAAAGAGACTGGAACTGGTGGATATAAAGCTATAGAAAAACCCGACACTTTTAATCCACCTGAGAATAAGGAAGGTGGATATGTTAGATTACAAAGATCCGTAGAGTGCGTGTTTGAAGGAGCCATGATTTTAGGTACTGATAAGCTTATTAAGTGGAATAAAGCTGAAAACATGATGCGTGATAAATCTGATTTTAATAAAGTCAAGATGAATTACTCTCTTGTAGCTCCTCGTATGTATGAGGGTCGTATAGAGTCTATTGTAAGTAGAATCACCGGGTTTGCTGATACTATTCAGCTAACACATCTTAAGTTACAGCAAGTTATGTCGCGTATGGTTCCTGACGGAGTGTACCTTGACGCTGATGGACTTGCTGAAGTCGATTTAGGTAATGGCACTAATTACAACCCACAAGAGGCGCTTAATATGTTCTTCCAAACTGGTAGTGTAATTGGTAGATCTTTTACTGGAGACGGAGATCAAAACCCAGGTAAAATACCTATTCAGCAAATCTCTAACGGGGCTGGTCAAGATAAGATTGGTAGTTTAATAAACACGTATAACTATTACTTGCAGATGATGCGCGACGTAACTGGATTAAATGAGGCTCGAGACGCTAGCACTCCGGATCCTAAGTCGCTTGTAGGAGTGCAGAAGTTGGCTGCGGCGAATTCAAATGTAGCTACTAGACATATTCTTCTTAGTTCAATGTTTTTAACATCTGAAGTCGCAGAGGCTTTATCATTAAGAATATCTGATATACTAGAATATTCTCCTACAGCAGATGCTTTTGTTCAATCTGTAGGAGCGCATAACGTAGCTACTTTATCTGAAATGACGGAGTTGCATTTGTATGACTTTGGTATATTTATAGAACTAGAACCAGACGAAGAGGAGAAGCAGATGTTAGAGAATAATATTCAGACCGCGTTAGCTCAACAACTTATTGATTTAGATGATGCGATAGATCTTAGAGATATACGTAACATAAAATTAGCTAATCAATTACTGAAGATTAAACGAAAGAAAAAGCAAGATAGAGATCAAGAACTCCAACAACAAAACATGCAAGCCCAAGCGGCGGCTAATGCGGAAGCTCAGCAAGCAGCAGCTGATGCTGAGATACAAAAAAATCAGGCAAAAGTTGCGGAAGATTTAAAACTTGAAGCAACGAAAGCGGACGCTAAATTAAGACATCTACAAGAAGAGGTTAGATTAAAAAAGGAACTCATGCAATTTGAGTTCGACTTAAACAGTCAACTGCGAGATACTGAACGTCAAGAGACAAGGAATATAGAGGGTATGAAGGAGCAGGGTAAAGATAGACGAGAAAAAATTAAAACAAGCGCTAAAAAGTTTGAATCTTCAGGTAATGATATACTTGAAGGCGGAATGAGGTTAAGTGATTTTAATCCTCAAATAGGTAATTAATTATATAATATTTTATCATGGAAGATGTAAAAAACGAAGAAGTGGTCGAAGAGGTCACTCAAGAAACGCCTCAAGAAGAGGTTGCTGAGGAGCAAAAACCTGAGATTGATTTAGAAAAGTTTGAAAGTAAGGATGACCCAGATGTCATTAAAGTAGATTTAAGTAAACCACAAGAGCCAGTAGATGAAGTTGAGACCAATGTCGAAGAAGCAGTTGAAGAAGTTCCACAAGAAGAGAACGATGATACTGAAGCGCCCACGCTTGAAGAGGTAACTGACGAAGAGGAAGTTACTGAAGAAGATGTAGTGGAAGCCATTGTGGCTAAAGAAGAGTTAGGTAAAGATATACCTGAAAATATCCAGAAGTTATTAGACTTTATGGATGAAACAGGTGGAGATCTTGAGGATTATGTTAAGCTTAACAGGGACGTTAAAGACTTAGATAACCAAGAAGCTTTGCTTGAATATTATAAAAGAACTAAACCTCATCTATCTTTAGAAGAGATTAACTTCCTTATGGAAGATAAATTTTCTTTTGATGAAGAATCAGATGATGAAAGAGATATTAAACGTAAAAAATTGGCCCTCAAAGAGCAAGTTGCCGAGGCCAAGACCTACTTAGACGGGCAAAAGTCTAAATACTACGAAGAGATTAAAGCTGGAAGTAAACTCACAAGTGAGCAACAGAAGGCAATCGATTTCTTCAACAGATACAATAAAGAGTCGGAGCAAACGCAGAAGATAACCGAACAACAGAAGTCTAGATTTAATAAGAAGACCGAGCAGGTTTTCAATGACAAGTTCAAAGGTTTTGAATACAATGTCGGAGATAAGAGATTTAGATATAATGTTAAAGATGCAAACCAGGTAAAACAAGATCAAAGCGATATCAGTAATTTTGTCAAAAAGTTTTTAGACAAAGATAATACAATGTCAGATGCTAAGGGTTACCATAAGAGTTTGTACACGGCTATGAATGCAGACGCAGTCGCTCAACACTTTTACGAACAAGGTAAAGCGGATGCTATAAAAGATAGTGTTGCTAAAGCTAAGAATATCAACACCAGCGCAAGATCCACTCAAGGAGAAACGCCAGGCGGTATGAAAGTTCGAGTGTTAGGTGATGATTCTAGCTCTTTTAAGTTCAAAATTAAAAATAAAAATAAAAATTAAAAATTAAGAAAAAATGGCGATTTCAAATCCAGGGGCCGGTCATACTGGCTCCGCAGGTGAGTTGAATAGCGTATTAGCTCCACAAAGAGCAACGCTAACTTCCAACTACATCGACTTTACAAGCACAGCAACTAAGGGTTGGGCGCAACAATATTTACCAGATCTTATGGAAAAAGAGGCTGAGGTGTTCGGAAACCGAACTATCTCAGGATTTCTTGCACAAGTAGGAGCTGAAGAGTCTATGACGTCTGACCAAGTTGTTTGGTCTGAGCAAGGTAGACTACACTTGTCTTACAAAGGAACTGTTGCTAATGAAACTGGTATACTTAAAATCACTCACGATATCGACGATAATGCTCTAACTACCACTCATGGTGTTAGATTAAATGACATGGTTATCGTAGCTACGGCTCAAGGTGCTATTAAGTGTATTGTGACTAGCACTGACCAAGCAGATGACGATACAAACTGGATCATAGTTCGACCCTATGAAAAGGAGCATATCGATAACGCTGCTGCTTTTGGTACTGGCGCTACTGAAGCTTGTACGGTATTAGTTATAGGTTCTGAGTGGGGTAAAGGCACAAACGGACAAGGATCAGCAGCTGCTGGAAATCCTAAGAACGTTACGCCAACTTTCAAGTCTTTCACTAATAAACCAATCATTGTAAAGGATTACTTTGAAGTATCAGGTTCTGATGCATCTGCAATCGGTTGGGTTGAAGTGTCTGGTGAAGATGGTCAAAATGGTTACCTATGGTACTTAAAGGCTGAAGGAGACACTCGTGCTAGGTTCTCTGATTACTTAGAGATGACTATGATGGAGGCCGTACTTGGTGTTGCCGGTGATTCTGTAGCTGACTCAACAGTTAGTTCTGCCGGTGACCAAGTAGGAACAGAAGGCTTATTCGCTGCTATCGAAACTCGTGGTAATATCACCACTGGTGTAACTGGTGTTAACGCTGCTACTGACCTAGCTGAGTTTGACGCTATATTAGCGGAGTTTGACGCGCAAGGAGCTATTGAAGAAAATATGATGTTTGTTAATAGAGCTACTGCTTTAGCGATGGACGACATGCTTGCTTCTATGAATTCTTACGGGGCTGGTGGTACTTCTTACGGAGTATTTGATAACTCTGAAGATATGGCTCTTAATTTAGGGTTCTCAGGATTCCGTCGTGGATCTTATGATTTCTATAAGTCAGACTTTAAGTACTTGAATGACAAGTCAACTAGAGGCGGTATTAATTCTCGTGATGCGGTAGCTCCTGTTAGAGGGGTTATTGTTCCAGCTGGAGTATCTTCTGTGTATGACCAACAATTAGGTAAGAACCTTAAGCGTCCTTTCCTACACGTTCGTTACAGAGCTTCTCAACTAGAGAGTCGTAAAATGAAGACGTGGATCACTGGTTCTGTTGGAGCTGTGACTTCAGATCTTGACGCGATGCAAGTTAACTTCTTGTCTGAGCGTTGCTTGATTACTCAAGGGGCTAACAACTTCATGTTAATGAAGTAAGATTATATTTGGTGAAACTACCCTGCCTTCGGGTGGGGTAGTTTTATATTAATTTTTTATTATATTATATTATGGCTAAAAAGCAAACAAAAAAAGTAGAGGTTGAAGAGCCCTACGTAGAAGAAACAGTTGTAGTTGAAGCTCCAAAACCGGAGCCTAAACCTCAAGCTGTTGTAAAAAAAGAATTACCTAAGAAAGACGCTTGGGAAATTAAAGATAGATTATACTATCTTAAAGGAAGAAAAAAACCACTCTCTTATTCCGTTAAAGCATCAGGTATATATTGGTTTGACGAGGAGCAAGGGTTTGAAAGGGAGCTAAAATACACGTCTAATCAAAGAACTATTTTCGTAGATGAAATGGTTGGTGATCAAAGATTAGAGCATATTGTATTTAGATCTGGAGCTCTGTTTGTTCCAAAAGAGAAAACAGTACTACAGAAACTACTAGCAATACACCCGCATAACGGGAAGACTTTTCATGAACACAAACCAGTCGCTATAGCTAAAAACCAGATAGCTTTCTTAGAAATGGAAATAGAAGCTCTAAACGCTGCTCAAAACCTTGATATCGATATGGCGGAAGCTGTTATGAGGGTAGAGGTTGGTTCTAAAGTGTCAGAGATGAGTTCTAAGGAGCTTAAGCGTGATTTACTACTATATGCTAAGAGAAACCCTGGTTTGTTCTTAGAATTAGTTAATGACGATAACGTGCAGCTTAGGAACTTTGGTATTAAAGCTACAGAGATGGGGATTATTAAATTATCCTCTGATCAAAGAACGTTCTCATGGGGAAGTAATGACAGAAAGTTAATGACTGTCCCTTTTGATGAGCACCCATATTCAGCTTTGGCCGCTTGGTTTAAGACTGATGAGGGAATGGAGATATACTCCAATATAGAAAAACGATTAAATTAATAATCATCCATAGTAGAAAGGCCACCAACCGGGTGGTCTTTCAAACTATGAAACATAAAAAGAATTATGGCAAGTACAGTAACTGCATCAACATTAACCGTATCACTCACGGAGTCTATAACATTGAATGGACAAGAGATGGGTGCTACGAACACCAAGACTATAGCCTCTATAAACGAGATTTCTAAAAGAATAGTCACAGTTACCACAGCTGAGGCTGTGATAGCCACGTTTAGTGCTGCTGTTGCTTCAGCTGGACATTATGTTGCAGCGGATGTAAGGTATGTTAGATTCACCAATCTTGATGATACTAATTTTATTACATTAACGTTTAGAAATCAAGATAATGATGAAGTGGCTATAAAACTTGATGCTGGACAATCTTTCGTATGGAATGGTGATAATGCAAATGGTATGACAGCTGTTTTTAATGCAACTCAAGACGCTGATGCTGCTTCTGACACAGCTTTCGGAAGTTTAACAAATGTTCAGGCCGACGCGAATACTAGTTCATGTGACTTAGAGATATTTGTAGCAAGCGTATAAAATAAATAACTATGGCAGTAAGTGTAGATACAGTATATCAAAGGGTATTAGCTTTAGCTAATAAAGAGCAGAGAGGTTATATCACTCCGCAAGAATACAACCTATTAGCTAACCAAGCTCAAATGTCTATATTTGAGAGCTACTTCTATACCAAAAACCAAAGAGATAAGGCGGAGTTAGGTAGAACCAATGAGGTTGACGAAACAGATATAAGTGAGTTACTAGTCGCTAAACTAGATCCATTTAGATCTAATGAGTTTGTCGCTGGCGGTCACACCTTTCCATCCACAGTTGATGTTAATGGCACCGCGCTTGATGTATTTCACACAGGTTTAGTTTACTTAGGTGATGAGGTATGTCAAAAGGTCGAACCAGCGGAAGCGCAAAGATTTAAAGGTTCTATACGGCATATGGCAACAACAGCTAATCAAAGCCCTATATATACGAACAACAGGATCACGGGTAGAGATATATCCGTGTATGCGGGAAGCACAACTCCCGTAAGTGCACCTGTAACGGTAGAATGTTTTAGAGTACCTTTGCGAGCACAGTGGACTTACGTGGTCGTTAACGGTAAAGCTCTATACAACTCAAGTGATATGTCATCGCAAAATTTTGAGTTACATAGATCTGAGGAAGATACACTTGTAAATAGGATATTAGAGTTATCAGGTGTAGTTATAGCTAAACCAGGGTTAGCTCAATTAGCTGGTCAAAAAAGCGCTGAGGAATTTACAATGCAAAATCTATAAATAAATGGGAGTATTAAGGCAAACCGCTCAAGCTTACTATGACGGCCCCGCTGACGCTGGAGACGTCTATGGTGGTTACAGGTATATACCGTTAAATGAAATCATAGATTCCTTTACCGCCACGTATGTCGGTGAAGGTAAATTATGTGATGGCGTTGTACTTAACGATATAAACTTTCACGCTATTAGAGCACTGCAGGAATTAAGTTATGATACTATAAGGTCCACGAAAGATTGGGAGGTTGAAGTACCATCTACTCTCGTGTTAGTGATGCCTTTAGACTACGTGAACTACATAAAGTTGGCATGGAGTGATAGTAATGGTATAGAGAGGATTTTATACCCAACCAACAAAACATCTAACGCTTTTAATGTAGCTAACTACCAGATGGGATATGGAGGGTTTTGGCCTATAAATGGCTCCGATGTTACTCCTGTAGAATCCGATACCGATGAAAACTTCAGCTCCGACACTTGGGAGAATTATAACGCTCAATCTACGAGTGATATCGGCTCTGTAGACTCGGATAACGTTGATGACGAATACGGTAACTTAGTTGGTGGCAGGTATGGTATAGATCCCCAACACGCTCAAGTTAATGGAACCTTCTTTATAGACGAAAGACAAGGTAAGTTTCATTTCAGCTCCAACGTGAGTGGAAAAACTGTTGTACTAAGGTATATTAGCGATGGGGTCGCTTCTACAAGTAGCAGCGGTATTGATCTAACTAGTAGTTTAGTCCCAAAACTAGCAGAAGAGGCGATATATAAGCATATATTATACGGAGTGTTATTAGCTCGCAAAGATTCCCCAGCAGGTTTACTAGCTCAGATAAAAAAGGAAAGGTTTGCAGAAACTAGGAAAGCTAAACTTAGACTTTCTAATATTAAAATAGAAGAACTAACTCAAGTTCTTAGAGGAAGCTCTAAGCAAATTAAACACTAATACATGCCAGAGTTTAAGCACGGGTTCAATAAAGCCAGAATGAACAAAGATCTCGATGAGAGACTTGTTCCTAATGGTGCGTATAGAGACGCTAATAATATACAGGTATCTACGTCTGAAGGTTCTGACGCCGGTGTAGTTCAAAACTTAAGTGGTAACATACGACATGCTACTATAGATCATACGGGTAACGCTTCTTATGGAGTGTCTACGACTGCTACTTGTGTTGCGTCTATAGCCGCTGCCGACAAAGATAAGGTATATTATTTTGTTAGTTCGAGCGATCTTAACAACGCAGCGGGTAGACCTGACATATGTAAAGATTACATATTAGAATATAATACAATTACTGAAAAGACTAAGTATGTATTCGTGGATATTTGGAGAGTTAAAACAAAAGTAGATGGCGTTGCGAGTGGTGTAACTGTTTTTAAAGTTAATGATGACATTGCGGATTCTCCAGATAATACCACTAATCAGAATAGAACAGGTATTAGAATTGGTATGTGTGTCACCGGTGGTAGCAACAACTACCAAGTATCAGACAATATTATTGTAAATGATATTAGATATAGTTCAGGTTGGGAGATAACTACTAGCAAGTCTGTTAGCTTTAGTAATAACGATAATATCGTATTTTTAGCTGCACCTGAAAAGAAACGAGAGACAGAAGGTAGAGTTTTAAATTTTAACAAAAACACTCTAATAACCGCTGTAAATATTCTTGACGACTTTATTTACTGGACTGATAATGTTACTGAGCCTAAGAAAATAAATATAAAGAGATCTATAGCGGGAACAGGTGGTGTTGAATATCTTATAGGAGGTGGTGTAAGTGGTTATGCAAGTGGTTCCCCTACTAATGTTATTTTTGATGGTGATACAGATTATTTCCACACAAGGTTAGTTCGTGAGAGTTCTAGTGGATCTGATGTTTTAGTTGTTGTGACTAATAGTGACGGTAACAAAGTTGTTTACACGAAAGAAAGTCATATAACGGTTGTAAAACCAGCTCCAACACAACCTTTAGAATTAGATATACATCGCGTCGTTCCTGATAAACTCAACTTCGCTGGAGAAGCTGTCGCTACGTCCTGTCAATTAAATGATTTTAATTTTTACCATCATGGTCTTGCTGGAAATCCCTCTGGCTGGACTTTTGACAACGACGGTATTAGTTTGTATGACGAAGGGGATATGATTTACATACCTCAAACAGAGGGTATAGTTCAAGATTCACCAGGAGATTTTATACCAGTGGGTCTGCCTAACGGTGGGGATGATGGTGATATACCGGCTTTCTCAGGTGCTGCTGAAGGGGTTTGTTTTGAAGTAGGGGATATAATTCTTTTTACTAAAAACGAAATAAACACTGATACACCTGGTAACTTTCAAGACTATGACGTGCGCTGCGAGGTCATAGATAGCCCGTCAAATGGTCCTGACACGCCTTCTCTTGGAACGGCTAGCGAAAGCCCTAATGGATATCCATACAAACTAAAGGTATTATCTATAGCTCAAAATATACATACTACAGACACTAACTGGTATGTTAGACTGGAAACATCAGAACCATTTTTTGAGCATAAGTTCCCTAGATTTTCTTATAGATACAAATATGTGGACGGTGAATATTCTTCGTTTGCTCCTTTTTCTGAGATAGCTTTTTTACCAGATAGATATTCATACGAACCTAAAGACGGTTATAACTTTGGTATGGTAAACCAAGTTAGAGATCTCACGTTAAAGTACTATCATTACGGTGAAGAATCCATACCTCAAGATATATCTGAAATAGATATACTATACAAAGAAACTAACAACCCGGTAGTTTTCGTAGTAAAAACTGTCAAAAGGAATGACACTACTCCTATATGGCCCGATCTTAATAATAGTGATGATCCTTTTTTACGCGGTGCGTTTAAGATAACTACAGATATGATTCATGCCGCAGTGCCTTCCAATCAATTGCTGCGCCCGTATGATAATGTTCCTAGACAAGCTTTAGCTCAGGAGATAAGTGCTAATAGATTAATTTATGGTAATTATCTGCAAAACTATAACGTAGAAAAAGATCCTACGATAAAACTTGGATTGTCATCTGATCGTATAGAAGAATATGCTTTACCTTCTATTAAGACATTACGTGATTATCAGGTAGGTGTTGTTTTTAGTGATAGATATGGACGTGAAACCCCTATACTAACAGCGTTAGATGTAACAGGGAAACCTAACTCTATAATAGTAAATAAACCTATTAGTTTATTTAGTAATAGATTTAATATAAGCTTAGACTCTAGTTCGTTTGTCCCTGATTGGGCTGAGTATTTAACATACTATGTAAAAGAAGCATCTACAGAGTATTACACTATGGCCTCTGATAGATGGTATGACGCTGAAGACGGTAATATATGGCTGAGTTTCCCTTCTTCAGAAAGAAATAAACTAACAGAGGAGAGTTTTATAGAGTTAAAAAAAGCACATGGTAGCAGCACAGCTGTATTGGAGCCGGCTAGGTTTAAAGTTTTAGCTATAGAAAATGAAGCGCCTGACGACGTTAGACTAGGCAGAAAAAGTTTAGGGTTATTAACAGATAACGATTCTATAGGTAATGCACAAGGTTGGGGATATCCTGTACAAGGTCTTAATTTTGTAACAATACAATCAGAGCAATTCAACGGCGTGTTTCCAAGCATAGGAGATATTACCGGCAGAACGTCTATTGTTCTTAGGGATGCAGAGGGTAACAGATCTAAAGAATATCCTATTGTAACTATTATCGATACAGATTATGGTTCTATGAAAATTACTATCGAAGATTCTTGGGGTGTAGATATGGAGTTTGCTGAAGGTAACTCTGGTCTTCAAATAGAGATATTTGAATATGTAATGGAATCTAAACCAGAATTTAGCGGTAGATTTTATGTTAAAATACGTAAAGACGAGATAATAAACACGTATCTTGCTACAAATGGAGCAGATTCTCTTTTGCTTCCTTGGGGTAGTTTTAATTTAGGATACCTAAATCCAGGATCTATTAATAACGCTCCATCTAATAATAGTTTAGATTCGGCTCCGGTTGAGATCGTGCATGTCGATGGTTTTGGTACAAATCCAGCTA